CGCTTATCAACCTTTTGCCAGAGTGTAGAGGAACCGTCTAACCACGGCGACGGCACTAGCGGAACTTCGGCAGACCGTTGCGGCATACGATCTTTAATCCATGCGGGAGCAGAATTATCATTGAAGACAGTTGCCCAGTCGGGTTGTAAAGTATACAAATCCTTGTCCTGATTTTCAATTGTCGGATGCGGGAAATATGTGTCGGTTTCGAGAGCATTTAACATTTCCGAAAATGATGTCGTTTCCTTGTTCTCGGTAGGCGTGCCGCCAAGTAATTCAGCAGGCGGCAGCGGACGATGCGCTGGACGGTCTGGCTCAACAACAAGCGGCTCGGGTGGCGGTAATACGCCACGCTTCTTTTTTTTACGGCGCTGTTCTACATTGGGCGGAGCCGAGCCAAATAGGGCGGTTTGTGTTTGAACGCCAGAATCATCGTTCCGGGATTCTGAAAATGTTTGATACGCTTCTTCAATTGAGCACATGCTCCCCTAATCTTGGACATCTTTTCCAAACCGTTCGTATTGGCGAAGAGATTTATACGACTAAAGTAAGGAATGCGTGTAGAGCAATTAATATCTATTGGACTTGCTACTATGGTGACGGTAGCAACTGTTTATTTTTGGTACGACCGTTGGAAGAGTACAGATACGACCATTCAAGAAGCGTTTGTCGATATGAATAAAGCGAAATCAGATGCTTTGGATACAATAATAAATAGTAAACCGAATGTTCCGACAGATGACGAGGCTATAAAGGCACATATGACGCTTTTACGATATATAAGTGGTAATTTACCAAAAGGAATAAAGTTTGTAATGGACTTTGGACAGCGATTTTACGGAGATAATCTGCCTTTACGTCCGAATTTAGAAACTCGTAATCTTATGGATAACTATAGAAGCCCATTACAAGTAGCATGAACCCCGCGCCATCCTTTCCCGGCGGCTCTCTTTCGTTGCGACCACTATGGTATCCTCCTATTGAGGCACATTGGATTGCGACGATACTATTGGTATTTCTAGGAGCCGTAGCCGGTCGTCTTCCTGTAAGTATTCGTGCGCTGGTTATTAAACCCGCCGGATTCTTTACAATTACACTGCTCGCAATGGCAGCCTTACATTTTCACTATACTCCTGTCGCATTCGCACTCTGTTTCTTTCTGTTAGCAATCTGGTCGGCACAATTATCGTCCAAGGAGGGATTTTTAGGTGCTGCAAATACGGTGGATTGGGTGACAAATTCCAAACGATGGTTCGTAGAAAAGGTATTGAAGGAGAAACCGTTAGGAATTCAGGAAAAAGATGTGTCTACGTATCCTATAGCGGGATCATCGGCGCAAGGTAGCACAACGGGCGGCACTACGTAAAGAGGATAGCACGCACATATCTAGCATCTGGAAAAACAATATCATAAGTTAAGAAGGTGCCCGGATGGATATTGAAACATGTGTAACGGCAGGATTGCTTGTACTTGTACTGTTTTTCTCATTGGATTTTGATAGACACTATTCGTTCGGTATACATGAGTTGGCGCTTAATCCGTTCGCGCGATTTATAGCAGGACTTCTGGTTGCTTATTTGTCAACCTATAGCGCGGCTATAGGCGCCTTAGCATTATTAGTTGTATTTTTCTGGATTGCCGATGTACATTTACTTTCGAATTCTTTGTTTGACCATAATAAGAATGACAAAGGAGCGTAAGAAAGGCGGAGTAGCGAGTTTGTTAACTCCGGTGTCTTCGCTCGCTACTAGCAATCCATTACCTATGCCAGTATCCGCGGTACCGCTTCCAGGACTGCCAAACCCAGGCTCTCCGCCCCCAAGTGCTCCGCTAGGCGCACCAAACACACCTTTTCCAACTGTTGGAGGTATGGATCCTATGAGCAACACACTAATGTATTTGAATTTAAATCCATTTATTATTGGTGCGTTCATGTTGTTGCTCAATTTAGGTGGTCGTTTTCTTGCTCTGGAATTGACGAAGAAACAGGAAGAGTTTTTACAAGCGCCATGGGTACGTCCAGCCATTTTCTTCACAGTTGTATTTATAGCAACTCGTAATTTGGCGGCGGCATTCTGGGTATCACTTATCTTCTTCTTTATTATATGGGTAGCGGCAAACGAAAAGAGTCCTTACTGTATGATACCTAGTTGGTGCGGTCATGATACAGCCTCAGGAAAAAAGAATTACGAGTTCAATGTTAAAACGCTATTCCAAGAAGGGGCAAGCCCCTTTTAAACCCCTGCCTAGGTATCTTTTGAATTATAAGGGCTGGATGTATAGTTTCGTTGTAAAACCAGTTGTGAATATTTGTGGTTTTTTAATTTCTATGATTCGAAAGAATCATAGAAATTAAAAACAATTAAATTCACAACTGGTTTTATTACGAAACTTTACAATCTAGCCCAATAGTGATACATTATGAGACAATAACATAAATTCATAATAACACAGTATAATGAATTTATAATGTAAGAAGGTCATATTAGACGTTGAGTGTCAACGTACCGCCCGTTGGTTGAGGAGCGGTCGTTTTACGACGGCGGCTTACGCCGTTGCGGCGCATCGTCTCCGTCGTGTATCCGCTACCAACACTACCAAGGTCTTCGGAATCAACACCGGATGTAGCCGGAACGTTGCGTTGCGGCGCCTCGCCTACCGCATTAAGAGTGCGTAGGATATCATCCACGCCGGTGGGACCACGCATCTCGCGACGCGCCGTAGCGGGTGCACGCGGAGAATCGCCCTCAAATGAATTTTCACCACGTAGATTATCACCTTCCATAGACGTGTCTACAGGACGACTCATTCGCGCGCCACCCATCATATTTCCCATCATGCTACCCATAATTCCACCAAGTCCGCCTCCGCCACCTCCACCAACCCCATCGCCTCCCCTATCGCCACCGCCGCCACCTCCGCGTCCGCTTCCCAGTCCCATACTAACAAAGTTGGCGAATCCAGGACCCACTGATTCGGTCGCAGCCGCCTTTGCAAATTGGCGCGCAAGATCCGGATTGTTGCGTAGAATATCATCCATACCAGGCATACGTGACTTGAACATAGTGTTTGTAATGTGGCACATACCGGCAGATAGACCCAGCGAAAGAATAAGGCGCACCTCGGGTGCTACTTTACTCTTATCCTTGTACTTATCGTACAATTCCTCAAAGATTTCGTCGTAATCTTCAATATTCTCATTGACCTGCTCCGACCAACCGTCAAGATGTACACCAAAGGGATCATAACGGCTGTTTAGGAATTCCATTCCGCTCGTAACCGTCGTAAGCATAGACCGCTGGAAGCGAAGTGATGCCTCAAGACCCTTGGAATCTTTACGGCGCGCCACTTCCGCCTCAATTTCAGCTAATGAATTCACCATCGTCATTTTCGTACCCGCAATTCCCTTACGATCCATACGTTCCAGAAGGGTAAGACCTTCCGTCTTTTTGAGGTGCTCCTGTTCAGGACTCAGATAGGTCGTCTGTGGAAGAGCTTTGGGTTCTTCAGCGGCTGCCGTAGCGCCACCGCCAAACCAACTACGGAAGCCCGTGGCAGGAGCAGGTGCCGCCGCCGCGGCAGCATTTCCTACCGTCTCCGTAGCCGAGCCAGTAATACTAGAGAACCATGATTTTGTAGGAGGTGCAGTTGTTGTAGAAGCCGTCGTTGTTACGGACGGCGAAGACTGTATAGGAGCAAAAGACACGCTTGTAGGTGCCGTCACTGTTGCAGAGGGCGCGGAATTCAATTTAAAGACCGGTTCAATCGGATTGCTTGGTGGTAGATTCGCATTGTCGCGAATAATGCGAATCGTGTCGCCGTTTGTATTCGGTGGTTTTACATCGTAGGATACATTTGTATCCTCAAGACTTACAAACTCAATATCATTCACTTGTCGCAGCTCGGGCGCTGGCGAAGTCGTAGCTCGGGGAGGTGTCGCAGCCATTTTGGTGCGGTTGCCGAGTAAACCCAAATCAAAGGCATTGATATCACTAATATCTAAAGTAGTACCTATATCACGGACAGCCGAAATCTCCGGAAAGCTGACCGATTCCGAAATACGAATGGTCGGCGCGGACATAGTCTATCTTGTTAATAAGATGAGTCCGTTTTAAGATGGAGAACGCAGGATAAGAATCGGAAAAAATTGAATTATTGTATGTATACGGAAAGCATGTTGCGCACCCTATTCATCTTTGACCAATCATCTTTTCTCTTTCCTTTCTTTCCTTCTTTCAAACAAATGGATACCTACGAACGCCGCAAGAAGTCGGATAAGGCCAAGGATAAGGCCGGTCGGTACACGACCAAGCATGTGCGAACAACATTGGCACTGGTCGAGAAGGCCAAGACTCGTCTAATCTCCGAAGCGAAAAAGTAGCATATCCTAACTAAAGGGGGATAGCTCCCCCTTTCAAACCCCCTTTTTTAAGCTATCTATAAATTGAATGTAGTCATAAACATATCATAAACTTAAAAATAATTTTCTGTTTATGATACATTTGTAGCTTAAACAATTTATAGAGCTATCCACCCCTAATCCTAACGCCTATACGCCATCAAAAACGCATCCGCCAAATCGCTCTTTTTGGTTCGTGAACGGAAAAACTCCAACCATGTTGCGTCGCCTAAACGTGTAAGAATCGTCTGTACATCTGTTTCTGCCATCTTCTTGCGTGCTTCATACGCCTTTCGTTCGGCCTGGACGGCGGTGGGTGCTTCGGTCGCAACCACCGGCTCCGCGGAAGCCACGGGAGCCACAGTCCCCGCCGCGCCTCGCGACTTTGTACCCGCATGTACAAAATCAATAACTCCCGTCCAGCCATATTCCGCTTCCAAACGATGACCTAGCAAGGTAAACAAAATCATCTGTACCGATTTCATTGTAGGATTCGTCATAACCGGTTGATTTTCCAAACGAATCAGCGCAGCTCTTGCAAACACGGGCAATACCGTTGTCAGCCAGGTATTCATCGCCCGTCGTAGAACCGTCATGGACGTATTCATAGTTTTTGCCGGCTTCCATGGCATCAAGTAATGACTCGCAACCAATGTTAGAAGTTCTGGTTTCTTTTTTCCACCTACATCAATACCACGTCCCGCCAACAATGTACGCATACCATTCACGGACGCAGAATCCGGCGGCAGCACCGGCAAGGAAGGACGCGCCGTGGCCGTCTTTCGGCGGCGCACACCCGTAGCACAGCCTTGACACCATTTTTTCGCATCCGCCATGCTAATCCACTTTGCCGGTGAAGGACACGCGCAACATCGTTTAGCATCTTGAGCCGCGTCTCCGCCTTCCAACAAATCTATGTTATTCCACGCAAGTACACTACATCCGTCACCCGTAGCCGGCAGATCTAGCACACAATACGCAAGATTGCGTATACCCATATCAAAACCCACATGTACAACACGTGTCATTTTAAGATTAGAGTATACAAACTGTTTAGATACACAATGAACACAATTATGCGAATCACAAATCAGAGAATAACAGAATTGTTAGAAATACCAGATACTGTAGAACAATTGTTTCTTTATGGCAATCAACTGGTGGCTCTTCCAAAGCTTCCACCACAATTAAAAAAATTACACTGCGAACGTAATAATCTCAAATCGCTTCCCGATTTGCCTGATACGCTTGTCGAATTACAATGCGATAACAACCAACTTACCGAACTGCCAGCGCTTCCCGTCTCTCTGAAATATCTTTATTGTAGTGGAAACGTATTAGCAACATTACCACAATTGCCAGATGGCCTATTAGATATCAATTGCTTCTCCAACACACTCTTGGTTCTTCCTGAATTACCGAAGTCGCTGATAAAATTAAACTGCGCGTTTAATTTATTGTCGCATTTGCCTTATCTTCCAGAAAAACTAGAATGTCTTCAATGTGCGAATAATGATTTAACATTCTTACCAGACCTTCCGTCTTCGCTCAAAACACTGTACTGTGGGAAAAACAATCTATCGACACTACCAAGTCTACCAACCGGACTGCGTGAATTATGCCTACATTCCAATGCTGTGAGGGAATTACCCACACTGCCCAAAACCCTTATCTCTTTGAATTGTACAAGCAATAAGTTGATATGTGTTCCTGAATTACCCAATACATTGATGCGATTTTATCATAAATACAACCCATATACACCTCGCTTTTCAGCATTGATTAATACGTATATGAATATTGAGGCAATCAATCAATATTACGCACATCGTAATGAACTTAAGATGATGTTGGGAGCATTGAACTATATGAAGACGGATATGGGCAATCGTTTATGTGAAGATACAATGTCGTATATTGGTAATATTCTTACAAACGCAGGCGGTACGGTACAAAATCAGATTCATTGGTTGGAATCGGAATGTGCGACAATCTAAACTTACCAATATATAGTCCATCAGACATGTCTATACAAAACGTAAAATGTACAGCCACATCCGATCACAAGCTGAATATATGTTGGAAAGTATACGCGGATGTACATGCGTTAAGTGTCTGTATTGCATACAATAGTGAATTCACCGATACTTGTCGGCATTTTGTAATACCCAACGTGTCAGCGATTACATTGGATGTAGGGACGGGAAACTGGTATGTATGTATTGGAGCATGGCAAGGGGAGCCAACACACGGAACAATAGAATGGTCTACGATTTGCGAACCGATTCGTATTGTCTCTCCGCGTCCAATTCTTCCAGACATTCCGTTCATTCCAAAAGAATTACCAATTCTTCATAAGCAAAGTATATTAGCGGGAGTACGCATTCATACTGGGCTACCCGTTCCTAATTTTATACTTATATCTATGTCAGAATCTAATGAATTTCCTGTTTCTTTAACGAAATATAGGTACGCACAGCGTAAAGAGTATATTGATTGGGAAGGATTGCTCTATCCGAAATTATACTCGATACGAGTGTGTCTCATCGGCCAAGAATTGCCAAAAGATCGTATAGTACAACTGAATCAAGGACGTGCGTTTAACGGACTCCAATGCGCACGTCCTTTACAGCATGGCGAGGCTGGTTCAAAAACCGCGTCTCGCTATGAATCTGTATTAATACGTGATAACGAAAGAAAGGATAATGTTCGTTTCACGTCCTATGATGAATATATGCGCTATAAGATTGCGAAAGCGAAATATGCTGATAAAAAAAACACGCCCTAAGGGGGCTTTCGCCCCCTTTTTAACCCCCCTTCCTAGACATCTCCAAATCAATAGTACAGGCTGTGGCAAAATTTTTAAAATATGATATTTATAAAATTTATAGGAAGGGTAAAATGCGCGAACGTAAAAGCACTTCATAGTGGGCTCCGCCCTTACCAGAGATTCGAACCTGTCTGGTATACCGACGCACCATACCGGGGCAGACCCGTGTAAATAAACATATTACCGATGAACAATGTAGGTTGTACATTGTTGTGAAACGCATCGGTGCCGGCCGGATTGAGTGTGTGGGAATGCTGGCCATTATTGAGCGTAACGCCTGTTGCACTGGCGCTGGTTGTAGCGCCCGTGCCATTACCACTCATATTGCCTGGAGATGCAGTGTATGTAGGTGTATTACCAACTGTGGTATACGAATGCGAGTGCGTCGGATCATTGATTGTTATGTCCACAACTGACGTATACTGGTTTGTCGAAATTTGTACAGTACCGTCTACACCGTGATTGTGGCTCGGCATCTCGGGAATCGTCAGCCTGTGTTGATATTCGCCGAGGGATTGACCTAAAACGGTAGTCATAGATGATGTCGGACTATTGTCATCATTACCCGTTCCAATCACACCTGGTACACGGCCCGCCGGATTCGGGAGTCTGAATTGAGTACCGGATCCACCAAATGAATATCCAATCATATTAAATAAAAATTCGAAATCAGCAACATTGACTAAAGAACCATCGCATAGAATCCAACCTAAATGGCTGTAGTTCACGGCCGAGAACTTGATGTCGCCGACTGAGGCTTTTTGATGAGCCGTAAATGCCATCCAATAATCGCGATTGTAGGATGTCATCTCTAATTATGAATGAAAATTAAAAATATCGCAATTAGACTAAAGTGGCGATATTTTTAAATTGTCTATAGTTATAATCACTTTGTAGTAGGCTTGCCTATTAAACTGTCCGAATAAATTCCCATCCCATATCTTCGCAGATTTTCTGCCAAATTTTATCTTGCATGTACAGTTTCTCACGACTCTTCAGTAAAGGAAAGCAAGGTAGGTAATCGTCCAATTCCAACAATTCACAGAATTTGTAGAGAACAAAGGAATACGAAAGAAAATTCGACCGTTTTTTCGGACAATGCTTTACGAAACTAAATTGTATTTCTTTAAACATAAAGCGTAACTTCTCTTCGACTTCGCGCGACAACACCGGCGCAGAGATTCCGTTTAGACGATTTAGTATATGGGCGACATGGTCGTAGCAACGATTGAGTTTTAATTTTTTAATCACTTCTTTCAACTTGGACGGTTTGAGTTTACTCATATCGGATATACGTTCTTTACGAAGTTCGGTACGAATTTGGTCAAGCACCGCCGGTGATATTTCAGTCGTTTCTTTCGCTTGGAATTGAGCAAGCCATTCATTCAGATGATTAATCTTTTTATAGGCGTAGTAGGACATTTCGCGCGGTGGATCTTTGTAGGACGGTTTTTCAGAATCCACAAGAATACAGTCGCGATATCCACATCCAGGACAGTCTAGAAATGTTTCATTCAGAAACATTTCTGTTTCGCAGATAGGGCACGAACCATAGGCTTCACACATACTGGACGCAACACTGTTTTCGTGCTGAATCGAATCCGGATTGAGTGCTGTAAGATAAGATTCCAAGGCCTTATCGCGTTTGAACCCTATATCATTTGTTATATCTGAGGCCTTTTTTGCCTTTTCGACAACGATTGGTTTAGTGCTTGTATCGGGCTCCGATGTAAAATAGGAGTATACACTATTTAGGGGCATACGTTCGCGTTTTCCACTGCGTTCATTGGGACGTTCACCACTCGCAATACGGTCTTGGGTATCAGCGTACGAGAAGAGAATATCGCCGACGCGTAAGAAGTAATCGGCTTCCGCAGAACCATTATCAATCATCTCAATCGTGGTCTCCAATTCGCGAATCTCGTTTTCCAGCGCCTGCCGACCAGTAAGAATAAGGACATCATTGGCATTTGTAATAAGTGTTGGACTCATAAATTCCTTGTCGACGATTTGTAGTCGTCTCTTTTTCTCCGCGAGCTCATTACGCAATGTAGGAAGATTGGATTTATCGTCGCGAAGTTTAGAAATTCGCGAACTATGATAGGATTCCAACGTCTTTGCAGGTTCAACTGCTTTTTTTGCCTTACCGGAGATAATTTCGTTGGCCGGATTAATCTGCAAAAGGTTGTCTAACGATAAATGTTCGTCGGACATTGTACTTTTGCTATATAACAGCCAAAAAGATCGTTTAAATGGTATATGGAGATATTTTTTACGCGAAAGAATCTTCCCGGAGTTTGCCGAAATTTTTTTCTCAGGTCAGGATATAAAACATGGGTTCCGGTGGCTTAATGCAACTTGTCGCTTACGGCGCGCAGGATATTTACCTTACGGGCAACCCGCAGATTACCTTTTTCAAGGTAGTTTACCGTCGCCACACGAACTTCGCCATGGAGTCGATTGAGCAGACGTTCAACGGCTCGGCGAACTTCGGCAAGAAGGTGCAGTGCACGATCAGCCGCAACGGCGATCTCATCCACCGTGTTTACCTCCAGGCCACGCTCCCCCAGGTTCTCCTGGCGTCGGGCGACGGCTCGGGTGCCCAGTTCCGCTGGCTCAACTGGGTTGGCCACAACCTGATCAACAATGTCTACATTGAGATCGGTGGCCAGCAGATTGACAAGCACTACGGCGACTGGCTCCAGATCTGGAATGAGCTCACGCAGGAGGCGGGCAAGCAGGCCGGCTACGCGGAGATGGTTGGCAACGTGCCGGAGCTCGTCAACCTCCTCGTCCAGGGCGGTGAGGGCTGCGACAACGCGTGCGGCTCGGGCGAGCCCAACGCGTCCAGCGAGGTTCGCAAGTGCGCGCCGGAGTACACGCTGTACATCCCGCTCCAGTTCTGGTTCTGCCGCAACCCTGGCCTGGCGCTCCCGCTCATTGCGCTCCAGTACCACGAGGTCAAGGTCTGGCTCGAGTTCCAGCAGCTGTCCAACCTCTGCTGGGACAGCACGACGTCCCAGTCGGTCGTCAGCCGCGTTGCGTCGTCAGGCCTTGTGTCCGCGTCGCTCTACGTCGACTACATCTACCTCGACACGGATGAGCGCCGCCGCTTCGCCCAGGTCTCGCACGAGTACCTGATCGAGCAGCTCCAGTTCACGGGCGGTGAGTCGGTCACGAGCTCGGCGAACAAGATCAAGCTCAACTTCAACCACCCCACGAAAGAGCTTGTCTGGGTCGTCCAGCGCGACTCGTATGTCAGCTGCGACAGCACGGTCGTTGGCCCCTGGAAGGGCCAGCAGCCCTTCAACTACTCGGACTGGTGGGATCGCTCGGTGCTCGAGTCGGGCTACTCGGTCACGCGTGTCGAGGGCATGGCGGGCTACAACCCCGTCGTGACGGCGAAGGTCCAGCTCAACGGCCACGACCGCTTCACGGAGCGCGAGGGCAACTACTTCAACTTGGTGCAGCCTTACCAGCACCACACGAACATCCCCGCGGTCGGCATCAACGTCTACTCGTTTGCCCTCAAGCCCGAGGAGCACCAGCCCAGCGGCACGTGCAACTTCTCGCGCATTGATAACGCGACGCTCCTGCTCACGCTCAGCAACAACTCGGTCGGCACGAGCCTCAGCTCGCAAGTCCGCGTGTACGCCGTCAATTACAATGTGTTACGTATTATGAGCGGTATGGGGGGCCTCGCTTACAGCAACTAAAGTTGCTGTTTACGGTGTGTTTACGACGTGGATTTTTCATTTGGTCTATTTTTTCAGAAAGGCGTAGAGGGTACGACAACTGGAAAACCACACCTTCAAAAGTTGATAAATATATATAAATTTTATGAATGTCTACATTAAAGTAATGGAGACATGTATAGCAACTATATTAGAAGGGTCAAGAAAAGGTAAATTATGCCAATTCCCACCCTCCGATAATGGTTATTGTGGCCGTCATCAACGTAACTATCAATATGCAGAACTTCTTAAAGAAGGCAAAACACCGTGTAGGTTCTTCTTTAGAGGATGCGACACTCTTGTTGAGAAAAACGGAGCTTGCCAAATATGTAAATCTAAGATGAGCAAAAAACACATAAATTGTGGACACGAAGGATGTATGTTCAAAACATCTGGCGATAAGTACTGTAAAAAGCATATAAGAGATGTATATCGCGACGAAGAAAAAGAGAAAGGTATACGGTATTGTGATATTAACCGAGGATGTTTTACAGTATGTAGAGAAGGAGCAGCTAAGTGCGAAATATGTAGGGAGAAATCATTAAAGAAAGAAAAAGAGTTAGGGAAAAAGCGTATGGAAATACATAATGCAATCGAACATATACCAAATTCAAATACACAATTATGTGTTAACTGTGGAAAAGATTACGAACAATTTATAACACGTTATAATAAGCCAAGTAAGATATGTAAAGAATGTAATAATTATAATAAAACACAAGATACTAAACGCAAAATTAGAACTAGAAACTTTAAGAACGAAAGTTTTAAGAATCTCGAACGTTATTACAGCGTCTATATAAATAGCGCTACAAAACGTAATCTCACGATTAGCCTTGAATTTGATGATTTTAAGAAAATGGTGTTATCACCTTGCTATTATTGTAAATATTTCAAAGAAGAAGAAGTAAATGGTATAGATAGATTGAATAATAGTATAGGGTATGAAAAAAATAATTGTGTTCCGTGTTGTACAACTTGTAATATGATGAAGTGGATATATGATTCGACATTCTTTATAGAAATATGTAAAATAATCAGTGGATTTAAGGAATCAACGCCTGAATTTTATGCAAGTTGGAAACAGTATTATATAAATACAAGTTCTCGCAGTTGGGCAAATTACAAAAAACATTCCGAAATCAAGAGAAAACTTCCATTTCATATTAGCCGTAACGATTGGTATATACTTATCAAACAACCATGTTATCTTTGTGGTTTTAAAAGCAAAAAAGGTATAGGCATAGATAGAATTGACAACAGTAAACGTGAATATAGACTAGAGAATGTAAAACCGTGTTGCGGAACATGTAACAATATTAAACGAGATTTATCATTTGAACAACTCGTCGAAAAAGCCGCTCTTATATCATCTGTTTGGCCTGATAAGGCAATATTAGAATCAATTCCACTATGTTAGAAGCATATCCAAACACAAAACATCTAAAAGTCATAGCTGAAGTAGTGCCTAACCCTTTATACAGGAACATAAATGTATCCACCCTTACTACTTACCGCCTTCCACATCGGCTCGCGCGAAAGTATCTTCGTATCCAGAGGTACAGCGACTGGCGGTAAGCCAACAAACCGCTCTACCATCTCTGCTAAAGACTCCACCCATCTGTAATAGTGATTCGCTAACAGAAAGAATGCGCCAAGGAAAATAATAAGTGTTGTGGAAAAGGTAATTGTAAAGTCATGAATCGTTGCGTCGGAAAAAGAAGTCATATTTCGGAGATACATTTGTCACGACTTACACAAAAATTTTCAAAGAACTCTTCAATTTTTCTATCACCCTACTCGTGTACAATAGATCCGCGCCGCGCCTGCTGAATATTAACCTGGAAGGCCAAATAATCCACGGCATAATCCGACCAATCGCACTCTAGGAAATGCCGTTCGTCGTTTGCCGACGCAGCATACCCATGCTGGTACGACGCGCCCTCAAAGATAAACAACTCTTGGAATGAAACAGTGCGCTCTTCCCATCCAAGAAGAGAAGCGACAGACTTGCGAATATTTCCATCGGGCTGGATATACCAGAGCCCATTGATACAAAAGACAACCTTGCGCTTCTCTGGCCACCAGAAAACTTCAATATACTCAGTGGATGTACGAATTTGGGCAAGCCGATTGAACGTCAGAGCAGAAATGTTAGGAGTGGGGATCTCGATGGAATAGAATGGCATTCTGTAAGTGCTAAGTCATAAGGGATTGAAACAATTCGTCAAATTTTTACATCAAGCAGGGAGGAAAAATATATATTCCCGATGTAGGAAATGAAACCGCAATTGCCTCGTGAAATTACGGATGTTCTACCTGACGATATAATAACGCATATACAATCCTTTGTTCCCCATCTACCCAAACCAAAAAAGGCCAAAAGTCCCTCCGTATCTCCGAATATGGAACGTGATTTGCGTATGATTCAGAATCGGTTTTTGAAAGGCACGAACAATATGTTTATGCGCGATTTAGACGATTTTATATTATAACCTCACCGACAAATTATTTTCTAGGTTCACTGTATAGATAAAATGGCCTCTCGTGTGAACAAGACTGGACGTCACCACAATGCCCGCGGAAGATTCACCCGGAAGTCGGGCAGCGCTACGCGCTCGTCCAAGAACCGCCCTCGCAACAACAAGGGTCGTTTTACGCGCCGCCGTTAAGGGAGTTAACGCTAAAGGGGGATAGCTCTACTACGGAGTGCCTTTCAAACCCCCATTTTTAAGCTATAAATAAATCGGTTCATAAACATATCATAAATGTAAAATGATTTTCTGTTTATGATACATTTTTAGCTTAAACAATTTATACCGCAAGCTTTAGCTATCCATCCCTAGTTAACGTC